TGGATACCTTCTTTTTGAAAAGTTACCCAAATCATTCTTTTTGCGTTTTCCATAAGTGCCTTTTTGTTATCTTGTTTTATCATTCTCAACATATAATCGTGATATGATTCTCTGCTATTGTCCATTTAATATACAATCTTTCTGTGCTGTTGTCAATTGTTTTTCCAGTTTTTTTGGTCCCAAATTTTACCGTTATTAGTAAGGTTTACAAACTTAGTAAACACTTTTTCAATGTAATCCATTTCATTGTTATTTAGGTCGTAAAAACTTAGGAACCAAATTCTTGTATGTTCTGAATTCCAAAGTTTATGACTATTTAGAAATGTTGAAAGTGTTTTGCATTCGTCATTGTTGAATCCAGAAAATTTACAATATAAAATACTATTTTTGTAAGAAACTTCAAACTTATCTACTTGTTTAAGGATGTTTGCAATTCTCTCAACAAAAGGACTTACTGTGTGAATAACAGTATCGCCTATATTTTCTTTTATACATTTATTAATAGTTTCTATTGCGGCTGTAGCACCGGTATTAGATTGTGATCTAGTATTACCAATTGCAATAGGAAAGTTATCCCATAAACTTGAATCAAACTCACTTATTTTATCATGTACTTTATTATTAAGAACTGTGATTGCAAATGTGCCAAACCCGCCTGTAAGTGCTTTGCCAAAACATATCATATCGGGATTTAGATTTTTATATAAACTATGTGAAAAATATCCCATACGCCACATACCAGTTAATATTTCATCAACTATTAATAGGCATCCTGTTTCATTCCTAGCAAAATTAATTTTATCTAAAACGGTGTCTGATATTTCACTTATACCGTTGTACCAGTTTACAGTATCAATTACAATACCTGCAAGCCTGTCCTTGTATCTTGAGTATACTGAATCGAAATCTTCATCAAAAAAATCTACAAAATCAATATTAGGCCAGTTGCCAACAATCCAATCTTGATCATATGTCATTTGCCAGCCTGTAATACTGCCTGAGTGAAAACTACCTTTTCTTACTAAAACAGTCTGTCTACGGGGTTGAGATTTTTTAATCCAATATCGCCAAAGAATCTTAAGTGAATTATCTATACTGTCACTGCCAGTAAGTGCAGGAATAAATCCTGTATATGATTCGGGAAGAACTTTTTCTAATGTGGATTCTAATTCAAACCATACAGTACTTTTTGTTGTCCAGTCGTCGTTAGCAAAGCGAAAACTTGTTTCTGCTACTTTTGCTTGTATTTCTGGTTGTGTAAAACCAAAAATATTACACCCTGTGCCTCCACTTAAATCATACCACTGTTGATTTTCGCCTATAATGAAATGGCCTCGCATTTCATTTACTTTAGGTTGTTGATCTTTAGGTTGAGAAAAAGGATGAATTAATTGCATTTAATTTATTACTCTGTGGGATTATCATTTTCGTATTTTGCCCAATCTGTAAAGGTTGAACGTGTTTGTAAGTCGTGTACTTGATGAATCCAAACTCCTGTGTTAGTTGCCTTAAAGTCTTTGTCATCAATCTTAATACAAGCATTATAATTTAATTGATCAATGTAAGGAAGTTTCACACTAATTTGACTAATAAACTTGCTTTCTTCATTGTAACCTGCTTCTAGCACATACTCGTGATATTTTACATCGTAGTCTAGTGTTACAGTGTAACCTTCTTTAAGCAATCCGTATACTAGTGTATCCCATGCTTTGTTAGTAGTATCATCACCGTGTGGCAGTTTTACTTGGAAACTTTGATTAGCACCTAGATAAATGTGATCTACATGTGTCTTTTTTGCTTTTTCAAGAACTTCTTCTAGTGGCCGACAGCCTACCACAAACAGGGTATCCATGTCATATGCTGGAGTATGCTCTACTTCATATCCTGTAAAGTATACAACATCATCTTTTACTACACCGTCTGCGTAATCACGCTTCATCATGTGCCTCCAAAGAATAAATTTCAAGTTCAACTTTCCACATTTCGTCTTTAAGAGCAAGTTTTTTCTTTTTCATTTCAGTTAAGTATTTTTCTTGAACGTTTTCTGCTTCAGCGGCTTCAACTCTTTGATGCTCTAATCTGTGTTGCTCTTTAAGACTTTGTAGTCTGTTTTTTAGTTTTTCAATTGTAGTCATATTATACCTCCTCAAATAAGTTCGCATATTGCGTACTTGCGTTTACGGTTTTTTTACCTGTTGCTCCTCTAGTGCCAATGATTGACATCCAGAATCTTGAAAATTCTTCTATAACTGCTTCTGCTTCGTCTCTACTTGATGTTGCAAATATTGCTTCCACAACATCTCTAAAAAATACCCTGTTAAATGATTCTTCAACAAGCATTGCTGGAACAATGCTGTTGTCATACTGTCTGTTTGCTTCTTGTACCGCATTAATGTGACTCCAAACGTTATGCCCCATTTGAATAGCATATGAAAAACTATCCCATGAAGTTTTGCCTTCTTTACCTATTTTATTTAGGTCGCCTGGCGCATAGATACAAATATCTTTTGCTTGTAAATTTGCTGTAATAGGAGAATCTTTAAAACTTCCATGTTTCCCTTCTCTTACAAATGCTTGTCCAAAAGGTGTTGTATCAGTTGCTAGTGCCTTGTCGTCAATGCTAGGCACCATTCTATAAACCCATTTGCTTCTGTCTTTGGTTTCTAGTTCACAATATATTTGACCATTTGCTGTTGCTAGGAACGGTGAAGCACAGTCAAATGTAATCGTAAAGTTCTCATTGTGATGTTTGCGAACTGCTCTTTGTACATCTGTAAGCAAGGTTGCCCACTCTAGTTTTGAAGTACCCAAGAAGTGCATAAAGTCGTGCTTGCCCTTTTCAAGCAAACCATCAAAACGTAATGCTACAAGTCTTTTAAGAACAAGATGTACATCACACATATTCTGACCACCCATTGACCATCCGTTAAAATGATCTGTGTATTTTTTAGGATCACAGTAGTCTTTCATCTGCTGATACCAATCTTCTGCGTCAGCGTGATTTTCACCTTGTAGTACATTTAAGAACTTACAAGCACCACTTCTATTTTTCATAAAGTAGTCATTGTTAATGCGTGTGGCATTTACAGCATCTTGATAGTTGTCAATTCCTGTTGCTTTAGCACCTGCTGGTGAACGTGCAACCCAAGCCGGAATATCAAGGATCATTCCATAGTCCATATAAGCATCCATCCACGCAAGAACTTGCTCACGTTTCTTTTTTGCTTTAGGACAGTTAGGATCTTTCCAATCACCTTCCCATACACCTTTACCAATTTGGAAACCACCCGAGTCACCAAGCAACCAACTGTTCTCACGATCACGTTCACGGATCATAAGTTCTTTGGGTGCGTCCTTGTTGATATCAAGTTCTGCGTGACCCGCTGAATACAAACTCCAATGGTACTTGAATAGGCCGTCTTTGGTATTAAACCAGTTAAGACTTTCCATCTCGTTGTTTGGAAAAGGAATACGACTTTTGTCTACGTATTCTTCTCTGCGTTGTTTGCCAATAAAAGTAGCATAGAAACCACTGATCGCTGGCAAGAATATAGCGTAGTCTTTCTGTTCTTTTGTTAGATCAGTGTTCAATGTTGTACTCCTTATTTGCTTTGTGCTGGCAAGATATATTCATAAGTAGCCAAACCACTGTCTACGCTAATCTGCATAGCACCTTGATCTGAAAACTTCATTACCTTGTCACCATCTAAACTTAAAATAGCAAGTGTTTGTTGTACTGGCCATGCCCACTCATTTTTAAGTGTGCCTGTTACACCTGTAGCAAAAACAAATTCACCTGCGTGTGTGCTTGCGTCACCAAACTTAAATTTAATGTCTGTACCATCTGTTAGCACAGTAAACACAGTTTCTTCTGCGTTAGCAGTTGCCTGCATCTTAAAACGCTGTACACTTGCCATAGTAGGCGATACTTCTACGTCCCAGTTAGCACCTTTAAACTTAACAGTCTTAAGTTTTTCGTTAATGATGTCAGCATTCATAAAACGATAGTCGTTTTTAAAGTCGCCTGTTGCGTTTTCAAAGTGAATGCCTGTTGGAATCTGTACACCATTTCTGTCTTGACGCACAACATCAATAGTTGCTCCGTCTTTGTATTCTGGACACTTCAAATGAATGTCTAGTTTATTTAGGTTAGGCATACCAAATGTCCCCTTCATTTCTACTTGGGCGTTTTTAGTATTTGCCTGCATGATCACAGAGCGATCCTCTGCCATGCTGTCGATACCTGTTTGAGCATCATCACCATTTACCTTAACAATGTTAAGAAAGCCAAGGGCGTGTGTATGTGCTACAATATCTTGTAAAATGTCTTTCATAGTTTTCTCCGTTCCTTATATACTATTATATTTAGAAAATCATTCAAAGTCAAATAAATTATTGAATGTATTCTTCTGTTCGGTTGATTTAATATCCCAATCTAGTACTCCAATTAGATTTTCCAGTTTGTTGTCGATGATAGTTGATTCCATTTCATCGTCAGCAAAAGGAAGTTCTTGGAACCATTTTGGAAGACGTAGTTCATCCGTAGGATACGCAACCGAAGTATACCCCATTGGATTATTTTTTAGTTTACATACGATAACTTTCATACCGTCTACAATTTGCATACTAAACTTGTCGCCATTCATTTCTTTGAGCGTATTCCAATTGATACTTGCTCTTACATGACCAGGCATATTTGTTTTGCCTTGTTTCTTTTCTTTGGCTTGATATTCTGTAATCTTGTTGGCACGTTTTGGACTACCTTTTTCCCAACCCGGCCTTGCTTTAAATTTTGTTCTAAAGTCTGTAATCATTTCTAAAACATGATCTTCTTGAGCACCTGTTAGCACAGCCAACAGCACTTCGCTTAAAAAGTCTTGCATAAACACAGGAGTATCTGATCTTTTCAAATCAAGACCCATTGCTTTTACTTTACCAGGCTTGCCTTCTACGTCAGTTCTAAAACCTTCAAGGTCATAAATCAATGCCGCATAACGTTTCTTTGTAATGTATAAACCTTTTTCAGCAACAATTTCTCTACCTGCGGCAATAACTTCTCCCCTGCTTTTTGGACAGTGAAAAGCATCAGCCATAAACTTAGGAAATGTAGTGTTTGCTTCTTCACATATTTGATCATACAGTTGGATAACACTTTCCTTGTTCCAAGGAATATCACCTTTTTGTATTTCAGCACGTAGGCTAGTGTAAGCACTAAAGTAAACAGAGTCAGTGTCACCGTATATAATGCTTTTGCCTACGTGATCATACTCACCAGTAATAATTTCATTAACCTTAGCACTCATGTGTTTTGCGATAGCACGACCAGTTAGTGTAGTGCTTTGACCAATTCTATGATCAAAGAATCTACAGCCTGGATTTAGAATAGCACCATACAAACTGTTTAGGTTAATTTTTTTAACAAGTTGTCGTTTATCCCAGAAAGCAGTTTCGATCTTGTTACCTGCGTCCTGTGCGGCAGTTTTTTTGCCCTGCATTTCTTTACGTTCGGCATACCAACGTTTTAGTAGTCCAGGAATAATACCTTCGTATTCAGTTGTAAGAATAGTACCATTAGCAGTAAGCATCCATGGTTGATTGCTTTCGAAGACTAATCTATATACTTCTGCGGCACTTAAACTATCGCTTTCGCCTGATTCCCAGTCAATATGTATTTCAATGTCTTTGCGTTGTTCCATAACATAGTCATATTCAAGACTGCCGAACTTGCCTTCCCACGCCGCCGCAAATGATTTCTTTTTAAAATTCATTTGTTCGTTGAGATAATTTTCTGTATGGTTTTGTCGCAGTTGGCCTACCACCGTTGCTGGATCCATATTTAACGCACGAATCACAGATGGATACAGTGAATTCAAGTCCATTGAGCCAATCCAGTCGTGTAGTCCTTTTTTAGGATATGCTACATAAGCACCAGCCGCCTGTGCTGAACCTGGTTCTCTGTGTACCCTATTAGGAACAACATAACCACGTCTGTGTGCTTCATTAATAATTGCTTGTTCTGTAACTGCCACAGCACCCATTGTGGTGGGTAGCAAAACTGTATTTGCGTGAGCAAGTTCGTTGGCTAGGTCAATAAATTTTAGTTTTTGGTCCAGTTTGTCTAGTAGTGCAACGTCTTGTCTGTTGTACTCAATGAACGTTCTGAAGTCATTGTTATAAAGTTGATCGAGCGTACCTTCGTACACAGTTTTCTTTTCACCGATCTCCATTTCGCCAATAGCGTCAAGTCGATATGTATGGCGTTCTTCATATGTGTATTTACGATACAATTCCAAACTATCTAAATGCTGTCTGCCTATTAGGTCATAGGTTTCCTGCTCTCTTCCATACTTTTCAAATGTGCGTTTTTTAGGATATTGATCCCACAAACAAAAACGTCTTGTATCTTCTTTTGAAAGCACACGAGTTACACGGTTGACAGTATAAGGAATATCATATCCTTCACTGTTCCACCCTGATAAAATATCTGCGTCTTTAATTAAGTCCAAAAACGTGTCGAGCATTTCGGCTTCAGTTTCAAACAGATATGTGTTGGGGAAATCTTTACATTCTTCCTTTGCCTGTTCCATTGTTAGTGTTTTAGGCGGAAGTGCTAGTGTGATAAGGCTGTCAAGCCACTGTAAGTGTACTGTGATAGCAGTAATAGCAGTAAATGGATCTTCAGGTGAACTGTATCCACGTTCTGGATCAAAGTCAACCTCAATATCGAAAAACGCAACATTTAGATTAGGAGCATCTTGTCCTAGATAGTTTTCTTCAAGCAGTCTGTATACAGGATTAATATCCGCTTCATATAGTCCACGATGTTTGTTAATTTTTTGTTCTTTAAGGAAGTCTTTCCAACTCTTACAAACAACACGAGTTACAGGATCGCCAAAGGTACTACGTTGCTTACCTTTTCCGTCACCATAATAGAATACATATCTTGCGGGGAATTCGCGAAACTCTCGTTCGCCTTTTTTGTTTCTCTCTACAACCTTGATAATGTCTTTATCACGATCCCAGAGTGCGTCTACGTAACTCAATATCTTCTCCTATACATGCCACTTGCGGCTGGCAAAAACCAATTATGTCGTTTATGGCCGACTGACCTTCTTCAACATTATTTACTATTATACTGTCACTGCCTAAAAAAAACAAGCCTAAAATTATATTTTACCACCAATTTGATGCCACACCATATCCAAATACATTTACACAGGCAAAATAGGTTGTTAGTAGAAAAACCCAAGCGGCTCCTCTACGATAACTTGCGTATGCTTGTGTAACACTACCAACAAAAAATCCAGGATATACTATTAGCATATTAGGATCTCTTGCGGTAATAGCAAGTGTTAAACTAGCACCTACAGTGAAAACAAAACTTACAAGTTCAAAGTAGAACGCTGTTTTATCACTGTGGTACGAGTTTAACCAAAAGTTTTTAATACTTTGCAATTAGACTTTATCCTTGCCTGTAGTAACAATGATGTTTTCCAAATCTTCGAATTCATCAACTGCTTTATGCCATTCGCCTTTTTGTGCGATTCTAATTGCTTTGTTAATTAGTGCTGGTTTCAAATCTAGTTCTTCTGCTACTGCTTTAATTGTATCTCGTAGTCCTTCTTGTAGGTCCTGTACTTCTTGCATTACAGTTACACCTTCATTTACAATTTGGACCAATTTGGCTTTTTCTTCTGCGCCAAAAGTTCTATCACTCATGCGATACTCCTTTGTTAATAATTTTTATATTATATATAGATTTATGCTAGAAGTCAAGAACTTTAAAAGGAATTGGCACCGATTTATCTAGACAAGTAAACCAAACATTATTAGGACCGATATGATGGTTGTTTGGTAATAATTCGTTTACTGCACGATTAACACCTGGAAAATCCATATCGTGTCCACACAACCAACCGTTTGGTTTTAGTTTTGGAGTATAGTATTCTATATCTCCTTTGACACTATTGTAATCATGTCCAGCATCAATGAACACAAAATCTAAACTAGCATCTTCGATTTGATCGTGTACTGTATGACTGTGTCCTTGAATTGCTTTTAATCTAGGGCCATACTTTAGAATTGTGCTGTCCTTATAAAATAGTTTAATATCATAATCAATAGCATATATTTTTAAATTAGGAAATGCATCTAGCAGATGAAATGTAGTTCTTCCGTTGCGTACACCTACTTCACAACCTGTTGAAGGATTAAATTTTTTAAGCAAGTCTGCCAAAAAGTAATCTCTTTTGTTAGGCCCGTTATATTCTATTGTGCGTTTGATTTTAATTTTATCTGTTGCCATGCTTCCTCAAATCCTTCTTCATGCATATATGATTCTTCCATATACCATACACGCTTGAAGTAACTGTCGTAACTATTTAATATTGTTTGTTCGGAGGTGTTGATATGTCCTTTAATTAACCAAAAAAGTCGATATGCTTCTTTCTTGTTAATCTTTCAACCCCTCGTTTTTATCTTTATATGCCCACTCGTCTGTATGCCCTACACTCCACTTGGGATTGTTTTCTACTGTATAGTTTTGTGTACAAACTTTAAAGTCAGGTATTTTTCTTTCTGCGGGAACTAGACTTTGATCTGTGAATACAACTCTATTGTTTGGTTGTGCCGCGATCTGTCCGTTGTCTAGTTTAATGATGTTAAATGTTTTATGTTCAGGATCGTGTTCTGAAAAGTTTGTATCTAGTGTTGAACTTTGTGCGTGACAAGTATCTAGTGTAAACATATATTCGCCTTTGTGCATTTTACGATCTTTACCAAAGAACTCGCAGTCGCAAAGCAAAGGCTTTTTGATTACCGTAATGTCATAATCAAAGCAATCCCATATTTGTAGATGATCTAATGGCAGTTGATTGTCTTTGTCGTAATCTTCCTTCCATACAAAGGCACTTATAGGAAGTTTATCATATAATGCACCGTATTCTAGTAGAAGTGTTTCGAAATATAACGCTTTAGATTGTATGCTTCTTATTGAGATCCACATACCCGGAGTTAGTTCTCCGTGTCCTTTTTGATGATCGTAGAGGTATTCTTTTTTAACAAATACTTCAACAGGTGGTAAGTTATGTACCAGGAACGCCATATATACTCTTTTGTTTCTTTTTGTTTTTCACATGTAATTTAGCATGTGGTACTTTTAAATTTTTCTTGCCATACACATCACCTACTTTATGTCGATAAGACATATGTGCTGGATCTAATCCATAAAAGTAATCTGTTACTTCTTTAATTTTCATCTTTGCAGTGTTCGCATTTACAAGTTGTACAAACATCGTTAGCACACTTTTCACACTCTTTACCGCAATGATGGTTACAACCACAATTTTTACATTTACAATCAGTCATTTACTTACCCTCCAATTCTTTCAAAAAACTTGCAAATCCCTTTTCAAGTGATTCTTTAGTAGTTTCTTTACGTTCTTTTTCTAATCTTGCTTTACGTCTTTTAATTTCTGCTTGCAATTCTGGATCCTTT